CCCAACGCGCCTGATCTGTCAGCCAATCCGCAGAGGACCAGAGCATGACGCTGGACGAGCTTGTAACCCGCGTATCGCGAGACGTGCCAGAGGCGCCGCTGTTGCTCGTTAAAGAGAGCCTGCAGCGAGCCCAGCGCCAGCTTTCCGAAGACGGCAACGTGTGGACAGAGCACCAAAGCCTTGCAGTAACCGACGGCGATCCGCCGTTTTCGGAGATAATCGCGCAAACCGCCGACTCCGAACCTGTTCGGGTAATGCAGCTGAGCGTTGACGGCTCGCCCATCGAGTTTTTGCAGACCGAACCTGGGCGACTGGAGTTTAAGCGGCTCCCGCAGTCAGACCCTGAAGTATTGCTGGCCATTCGCCCGACAACGGGCACTAACCTACCAGAAGACCTTCTGGCCTACTGGCAAGACGGTTTGCGCCACGGCGCCCTGTCGGAACTGTTCATGCTGCCGCAAAGCTGGCAGAACCCAGCATTGCACGAATACCACCAGGCCCGATTCCGCGATTCGCTGGCCAGAGCGCGCATGATTGCCCGGGGCGGATACCAAAGCCGGGGCAGCCGCGTTCGCCCCCGCTCTTTCCTGTAATAGACCACCGAGGTAACCCATGTCTTTTGAGCAAGCTGTTAACAACCTGGAAGCCACGAACGCCGACCTGGTAAAAGAAGTGGTGCGCGTTCGCGACGCGGCAATGGGTCTGAACAATGTGTACCCGGACGTGACCACCGGCCGCCAGGCCACGGACGACGGCAAGTACTTTGCAGTGCCGGGCACTGGCACAACCTACATGACGCTTTACCGTGTGAACGGATCGTCCGCTGATGAGATTTCACGGTATCCGTCTCAGGCGGCAGTGGATGCTGTTATCAGCGCCTACGCCACAGAGCAGGAGGCGATTGACGGCGTGCCTGACAAGTACCCTGACGCTCAAGGCGTTGTGGCGAGTATTGGCGCCAATGCCCCCAAAGCCCCCGGCGTTCTCGACGGCCTGCGCCGGTCAGTAGAAGCGGGGTCAGGCGGCCGGATGACCGTGTTCTACACCGCCAAAGGTCAGCCGAGCTACTTCGTGCGCCAAGGCAAATTCTTGTGCGAAGACGTTGCCCCCGGTGGCGAGCTTGGAACTGGCGTGCATGAGGCGTTTGTTTTCGATGGCGTGGAAGATGCCGAAATTTGGGTGGGGGCCTATCAAGGCGCTGTCATTAACGGCGAGGGCGTGAGTCAGCCGGGCCTTGCTCCCGGCGCCAGTATCGACTATGACGCTGCGCGTTCGGCCTGTCAGGCTGCAGGCACGGGCTTTGATATCGCAACCATCTGGGACTGGGCGGCAATCGTGCACTGGTGCATGGCGCACGGCTTTGAGCCTCGCGGTAACACGAATCATGGCCGCCACCACGATAACCGCTGGGAAGTCGGTACACGGCAAGACAATGGCGTGCCAGGTGATAGTTCAGGTGTAGGCAACATTCTGACCGGTTCCGGCCCCGCTGAATGGCGACACGACAGCACCATGGCTGGCATTTCCGACATGGTGGGCAATGTGTGGGAGTGGCTGAGCGGCATGAAGATCGTGGACGGTCGCGTGTTCCTGAGCCCCGACAATGCCATTCCTGCCGAGTCTGGCTACACCGATACCGGCTTTGATATCACCGACGCAAACCCTTGGTCGTCGCTGAATACAACGGGAGCCAGCGATGCCCTGAAGCGAGCACTGGTTGTGCCCAAGGGCGTCAATGACCCGGTAGGCCGACTCTACGTTAACGCCTCCGGCGAACGGCTCCCGTTCCGGGGCGGCACTCGCTACCATTCGGGCAATGCCGGCCTGGGCGCGTTGCTCTTGGGCGGCTCGCGCGCGTATTCGAGCACGGGTATCGGGTTTCGCCCCCGCTTTCGCAATCCGTAATCCGTAATCTGGCTATCTGTATGCCCCGCGATAGCGGGGCTTAACGAGGAAATATGCAGCAGGAAGATTTGCAAGTCAGGCTCAAGGTCGAGGAAATGATGCACTATGGGTATGGCGCGTTGCGTCATTTTCCGAAAGCGGAGAAGCATGTTTTGTCGGCGGAAATTCGCCACTGCATGATCCGGATTCTTCGGCTGGTCATTATCTGCAATCGGCGGTACTACAAAAAGAACACGATGCAGGATCTGGATGCAGAGCTTGACCTGCTTCGATCTCTGGTGCGGTTTGCAATGGAACGCGAGTTTCTGGATTTTAGAAAGTACGAAGTTTGGTCCCGCCATACGGACGAGGTGGGTCGCTACATAGGGCGTTGGATGCAATGGATGAGGCAGTCCAGCAAGGCAAACAAGGCAAGTAAATAAAGGGTCTGAGCGTTAAGTGGCTCCCGATCCGGGGCGGCAATCGCAACAATTCGGGCAATGCCGGCCTGGGCGCGTTGAACTTGAACAACTCGCGCACGAATTCGAACACGAATATCGGGTTTCGCCCCCGCTCTCAGTTCAAGTTTGGCCAGAAGTGGCAGCGGTTACGGCTCTGCCTACAGCACCGAACTGAAAGGACGCCAGATCCACGGCACGGAGCCGAAAGATATTAAGAGCGCTGCGCGTAGTATCCGGCCGGGAGAGGCCTGTTGCGCTCGCCACGGAATAAGGAACAGACATGGCGAAAACATTTAACGGCCTGTTTGAGCGAATCGTCAGCTTTGATGCGCTCTACGCCGCTTACCTGCGGGCCAGGCGAGGCAAAAGAAAGAGCTGGCCATGCCGGCACTTTGAGAAGGATCTGGAGGGCAATCTGATACAGCTCCAGAACGAACTGATTTGGGGTGAGTACCGGTGCGGCCCGTATCGCAGCTTTTATGTGACCGAGCCAAAGCGCCGCAAGATCACCGCGCTGAAGTACTTCAGAGACAGGGTGGTGCAGCACGCGATTGTGTGGGAGCTGGAGCCGATATGGGAGGCCCGGTTCATTTCCGACAGCTACGCCTGTCGTATCGGCCGCGGAACTCATGCAGGCGCCGACCGCGCGCAGGAGATGCTTCGCGAGTGCCTTTTGAGGCATGGGCGGGTTTACGCCCTCAAGGCGGATATCAGCAAGTACTTCGCCAGCATTGACCACAACATAATGCTTCGATTGTTGCGCAAGCGAATCGCAGACTGGCGACTTATGGCTGTGATCGAAAACATTGTTTGCAGCTACAGCGAGCCAGGGCGGCCAGGCAAGGGTTTGCCAATCGGCAACTTGACCAGTCAGCTCTTTGCCAATATTTACATGGATGCATTCGATCAATGGATAAAGTGCCGGCGCCGCGAGCGATGGGCAGTGCGTTACATGGATGACTTCGTGGTAATTCACCCGAGCAAGCGCCACCTGCAGGCCTTGAGGATCGATGCAGAGCGATGGCTGTCAGACAACCTGGCGCTGGCGACCAATCGAAAGACAGGGGTATTCCCCGTAAAGCGCCAAGACGGCCACGGCCTGGACTTTCTCGGCTACCACCTTTGGCCAGATAGCAGGAGGCTGAGAAAGGCCAGCCTTCGCAGATTAAAGCGCCAGCTCAAATGCTGGCAAAAGCAATACGCCGCCGGCGAGATAGGCCCGGCTGAAATCCGCGAAAACCTCCACAGCTGGGTAAATCATGCCCGGCACGGCAATGCCATACCGGCTGTTGCCTCGATGCTGAAAAACACCACGTTCCGGAGAAGCAGCAATGACGATGACCGGCGATATGACCGAAGAAACCCCAGTCGAAACTCACGCAGATTGGGCGCTCAGAAAAAAGCGGGAAAAAATGACAGTGACGCGGTATCAGGCCAAAGCCGCGCTGATGCAGTCGGGCCTGCTGCCTGACGCAGAGGCGGCGGTTGTGGCCATGGATGACCCGATGATTGATTTGGCGTGGCAGGAGGCCGGCTTTGAGAGGCTGAGCCCAATGGTTGAGCGCCTGGGCGCTGAAATGGGCCTCACGGATGACGAGCTTGACAATCTGTTTGATCAAGCAGCGAAGATTTCGTGATGCTGAACAAAACCCACGCCGAACACGCCCTCATCGCCGCAGCAATTCAGCTTGCCTTGTGGCCCCTGCTGGGGCTGCTGGCAGGCGGTGTTGTCGCCTGCGCAGTGCTGCTTGGCCGGGAGATTGCTCAGCATGAGTACAAGCTGATCCGAGAGCGCGGCGGGCGTGAGCATCTGAACTGGTACAGCGG